GAAGAATTTAATGAACACGAAATCGCCTTCTTAATCAATCAATTGAATCGGAATAAAACTTTCGGCTTCCGGATCACAATTGAAAATCTGAAATTCATTGAAATTTCGTCAATTCAAAAATTTCTTCAACAAGTCGAAGTCGGCACTTTTGGACAAGCCTTCGTCGCCTTGATCAATGTCAAATTGTCCAGCAACTAAAAAAAACAAAACAAAATGAATTCAAACATTGTCAACGTTATCAAAGAACAAATCGAAGCCGGCGAAGTCGCGTTTTCGAAAACACTTGCGCAACAATTCGCGGCGCAAATTATTGAACAAGTCGAAGACGGCGGACGCGAAACGCTGAACGCCCTTGCGCAACTCGAATTCTTTTCGCAAGTGATCGAAACGGCAAAGTCAAAGATCCGCGAAATCGCAACCGACGAACTTGATCTTTACGGAAACGAAGCGAAGACCGGCGTCACAAAGTACGGCGTGACGTTTAAGTTGAAAGAAAGCGGCGTTCGGTACAATTACACCCAAACGCCAAAATTCAACGAAATCAAAGCCAAAGAAGACGAAATCGCAGAACAAAGAAAAGCCCTTGAAGATCAATTGAAGATCTTGAAGGCACCGACAACAATGATCGAACAAGAAACCGGCGAAATGATTGATCTTTTCCCGGCAATCAAGACGTCAAAAACGACTTGCGAAATCAGTCTTTCAAAATAATTATCAACAAAAGAAGCCGAAAGTTTTTTTTACTTATTTTTGCAAAATGAAGAACAACAACAACGCCGTCGAAGTTTCAAGGATTGAAACGTTCGACATTGAAAAAATTCACAAATATTTGAACGCTATGAATTTGGCGTCAAATTTAACGCGATCAGAAGTCGAACAATTTACCGAAATCGCGCAATCATTCGGATTGAATCCTTTCAAGCGCGAAATCTACGCTTCGAAGTACGGAAACAACTTTTCCGTGATCGTTGGATTTGAAACCTATATCAAGCGCGCGGAAAGATCCGGACTTCTTTCGGGCTGGAACGTCACGACAACCGGCGAATTGAATCGAAAGGATTTGAAGAATTCGAACGTCAAAGCCGTGATCACTATTCACCGAAAAGACTTCAATCACGCTTTCATTCACGAAGTCGAATTTGCTGAATACGTTCAGTTCACAAAAGACGGATCAGTCACTAAATTTTGGCGCGAAAAGCCTTTAACAATGATCAAAAAGGTTGCAATGGCGCAAGGCTTCCGACTTTGCTTTTCGGACGAATTGGGCGGCTTGCCTTACACCGCCGAAGAATTGCCGCCGGTTGAAGTTCACGCCGAAGTTATTTCAAGCAATCAAACAAAAGCCACAACGGAAGCCGTTCAAGCGGTTGTTGTTCAAGGCGCGCCGAAGACTTTCAAAGAAGAAGTTCTTGAAATCAAAGAAATTCTTGAATCAATTTCAGCCGCGCAAGATCTTGAAGCGCTTCGCGCCGTATGGCAAAAACACCCGGAACTTCACGGAAACGCCGACTTCAAAAGATCGATCAACAACAAGAAGAAGAAACTTTCCGAACCGATCCCGGATCCGACACCGGCACCGGATCCAGCAACGACGGATTCTTTGACCGAAGAAGAAGCGATCAAGCGCGTTCAATCAATTGAATCAAAAGACGAATTGATTGATCTTGTCGCAAACGAAACGCGTCAAGACGTCCTTTCCGCCGCAATGGAACAAATGAACCTTTTTGATCAAACCGAAGAAAATGAAACAAAGTAAATTGAAGAAAGCAATCAAAGACAAATTCGGATCAGTTGATCAGTTTTGCAAGTTGTCCGGGCTTTCTTATTGGGCGACGATCAACGTTTTGAACGGACGAATTTCAAAGGACAAAACGCCGGATCTGATCGATCAAATCAAGATCAAGTTGAATTCAGTTGAAGCCAGCAATGAAAAACTTATCAAGGACGAAGAACGCGAATTTGTTCGAATTATGTTGATTTCGAAGTTCAAATCAATGAAAAACTTTTGCGAAAAGAATCCGAAGTTTTCTTTGACCTTTGTTTCGAACGTGATCAACGGACGACGCAAGAAGCGCGATCAACGCTTTCAAAACTTGCTTAATCGCTGCAACAAATGAACAACAACAACTTGAAAAAAACTTCACGAACAAAGGCGCCGGCGTTTCTTTTTTACGCGTCGGATTGGTTGACGGATCCGTCGCTTCGTCTTTGTTCAGCCGAAACGCGCGGCGTTTGGATCGATCTTCTTTGTCTTATGTTTTTATCCAGCGAACCGGGATATTTGACAATCGGATCGCAAATTTTGGACAAAAAAGGGATTCAAAAGTTGTCCGGAATTAGTCCGAAAAGGTTCACGAAAGTCTTCGAAGAATTGACCGATTTCGGGATCCTAAAACAAGACGAAAAAGGACGTTTTTTTTCAAAGCGAATGATTCAAGACGAAGCGCTTCGTCAAATGCGGCGCGAATTTGGCAAATTGGGCGGCAATCCTAACTTGAAAGAAAAGCCGGTTGATTTGGTTAAAAATAAGGTTAACCAAAAGGACAAGCAAAAGACAACCCCTTCAATTACATATTCAAATACAATTACAAAAGAAAACAATACAAGTATTGTTTTAAGCGATTGCGTTGAATTTGAATTGAAGAATTTCATTCAGAAGAATTGTCCTTCGGTTGCGAAATTGTCAAATCAATTGACTTTCGATCAAGCCGAAAAACTGATCGCCGAAGCCGGATCAAAACAAGCCGTCGAAGAAATACTTCTTCAAATGGAAAACTTCAAAACTTTGACGAAGAAATACACGTCGGTTTTTTTAACTTGCAACAATTGGATAAAAAGAAGAAAAAATGATCAACAACAACAACAATCAAATCGTCCGGGCGGAAAGCCTTCTTTCGACGATTCAGTTCGCAACTTTTAGCGGACGCGAAATTGTTCAAGCGGCGCTTGATACAAAGATTCGCAACCTTGACACCGACGAACCGATCCGACAATCGCTTCGCTATGTTTTCGCTTTGATCGGATTGAAGCCGGAAAACTTCCCTTCTGAACTTCAAAAAGCCGTCTTGATTGAATTCATTCAAAGTGATATGAAAGATTATTCACCCGAAGAAATCCGGATCGCTTTTCGACTTGCCGTTGCTGGGGAACTTCAAGTTGAAATCAATCACTTTCAAAACTTTTCGGCGCTTTACCTTGCAAACGTTTTCAACGCTTACAAATCACACCGCGCGAAAGCAATGATCGAATTCAGTCGCAAGATTGACAAGACGCAATTGAAGCCGGCGGAACCTTCGAAAGAAGAACAAGCGCGCGACTTTTGGGGATTCGTCGAAATGTTTATCGTTCAGAAATTCGAAAAATACCGGGATCAAAAGATCTTTGAAGGAACGTTCACCGGATTTGAACCGATCTTCAAAGTCCTTGAAAATCGACTTCAACTTTTGACAATCGAAAACAAAGAAAAGTTCGAGATCAGAAAGCGCGCCGTCCGGATCCAAAAAGAACGCTTTCAAAAAAAGAAGGCAAGTTCAGTCGAAGAAGCGCGCGACTTGCGCAAGATCGCGCAAAAGGTTTTTGAACAAGGATTCGACAACGCCTTTGAACACGAAATCCGAAAGATTTGTTTCGAAATCGCAGTTCGCGAATTTTACGATCAGTTGATCCAAAACGGAACGGATCTTCGAAAAACAATTGAATCAATCAAGTCAAATCAATACGAATAAAAATGAACGAAACAATCAACTTTCCGGCGGCGGTGGTTTTTATCTTAAAGAATATGTACTTCAACGAATGTGAATTCTTTCAAGAAAACGACGCCGACGGCAACCCAATGAAGAACGAAGAAGGCAAACTTTTGAAATCCGCAAAGCACCCCGAAGGATTGACCTTCAAAGAATGGCTTGAACTTCATCAACTTGTCTTGAAATCGTCCGGGATCATTACGGACAAAATGCCGCTAAAAATTATCAAACCCTAAAAACAACAACAATGAACAAAATCATTTTGATCGGAAACGTTGGACAAGATCCAGCAATCAGAACGGCGCAAGGCGCCAACGTCGCGAACTATTCAATCGCCGTGAACAAACGCAAGAAGGACGCCAACGGCGCCCCAATTGATCAAACAACTTGGTTCAATTGCGAATCTTGGAACAAGGGCGCGGAATTCGCCGAAAAGTTTATCAAGAAAGGAATGAAACTTTTTGTCGAAGGTGAATTGAACGTCGAAAAATACACGGACAAAGACGGAATCGAAAGAACGTCGATCAAAGTTCGCGTCGAACGCGTCGAAATCGTTTCTTCAATGAAAGAAGCCAACGCCGAAAACGTGCAGCAACAAGCGCCGGTTCCGGCTTCAACTGAAACAGCCGACGACGACTTGCCGTTCTAACAAAAAAAAGTTGAAAAGAAGTTCGGGATCTTTTGACCGGGAACCCGGACTTCTTTCGATATTCGCAACAAACACTTCAAACAATGAAAAAGAACTTCAACAACCTTTCAGCAATCGAAAAAATTTCGATTCTTTGGACGGCACCGCTTACGCTTGCCGTTGTGATCTTGCTTTCAATCTTGACTTTGATAATCTATATTTTCAAAGTGATCTTCGTATTTTCCGGAACGATCGGATCGTTGCAATACATTTTCGGAATGATTCTCGAAGAAATCAAAAAGCGAAAATTTGAAAAACTTCGACGTCAAGATTCAGAATTCAGCCGTTTCGAATCGCTTGTTTCTGAAAAAATCAAAGAACGCCAACAAAGACAACAATGAAAAAGATTTCAGATCTTCAAAGCAACCTTGTTTTCATTGAAAAACAAATTGCGCAACAACGTTCGCTTGTTGCAATGCTTGAAAGGCAAATCAGATCGCAAGAAGAACGCCGCGATCAAATTCAAATCAAAATCAATGAACTTCAACAACAACCGAAATGATCAGAAACTTTGAAGAAATAACGTCGAATATATCCAGCGACGAAGAAGCACTTGTTCCGATAATTGTCAAACGATTCAAGGATCGTCCGGGCAAAGAAAACATTGTCACAAATGCGAAAATGATCGCCGGGATCCGGAATCATTTCGGCGTCGAATTGACTGAACCGCGAATCCGCAAGATCATTCAATTCATTCGCTTGAACAATATCCTTCCCGGACTTGTCGGAACGTCAAAGGGCTATTTTTACGCCGAAGCCGAAGAAGATATTCAAGATTGGATCGAATCAATGAAACAACGCGAAAACATTATTCGCGCAAGCCGTGAAATTGCAGAACAACACCTTGCTTTTTTGCGGATCCAAAAGAACAAAGTCGCAATTCAACAAGAACTTTTTTGATATGAACGAAGAAATCAAAGCCGCGCAAGAAGCAATCGATCGATCAATCAATGATCTTCAAAACGATCTTGCAACAAATCCGAACGTTTCGCTTGAAGCCTTTCAACAATCCTTCAATGATCTTGAAATTGAAAGGCAAATGATCAAAGATTCAATCGTTGTGTTTTTTAATTTCTTAAATTCGCAATAATGAATCGAAGAATCAAACGCGAAGCAAGCCGCGAAACGGCAAAAATTCAAGTTGAATTTTGGCAACTTGTCAAATCTTACGAAGAAACAATTCAGTCGATCGAAGTCGACAATCCGATTCTTCAAGACGGCAAGATATATCAACGTTTCAACAATATTTGGATCGCCTTTTGCAACAATTGGGCTTTGAATAAAAGTCACAAATTGAAGCCGGATTCTTACGCCTTCATCAAATACCTTTCCGCCGGTGCTGGACTTTCAGTTCAGCCCGAAGAACAAATTCAAAATTCTTGATCAATGGCAAAATGTAAGATCACAAACGCAACCGCAAAGGGCAAGGCTTGGAAAGCCGAATGTATCGTTGACGGCGAAAAAAGAATCATTCAAGGCGGACAAGATTCAAGCCGCAACGAATGGGGCAAAAAGGGCGGAAAGACAAAAGAACAAGTGAATTCTTTTCTTTCGCGTCACGGCGAACCGGAAACGGCAAAGCAAAAGATCAATCAATTGAATTGGGTTAAAGGATCGCAGATCGGAAAAACAATTGTGATCCGCGACAAGTTCTTCAAAAAATGATTTGAACAACGATCCGCAAGAACAACAACAACGGAACCGGGTTGAAGCAACAACCGAAAACTTGCGAATCAATGATCAAAAAAAAGGGCTTGTCGTCGAAGCCGAAATCGACGAAAACAAAAAAGAAGATTGATCCGGAACAAGAACGCCGGACGAAGGTTGAAAAAATTTGCGAACTCTATTCGCTGGAAAACGTGACGATCGAAAGTTGTTGCGAAGAAGTCGGAATTGCAATCCGAACCTTTCGCAATTGGTGCCGTGACAATGCCGACTTTGCCGAACTATTCAAAAAGGCGAAAGACGCAAACGCAAAAATCGGCAAAGAAGGACTTCGAGAAAAGGCAACAAGCGCACTTGAAAAGGCGATTTCGGGCTTCTTCGTTGAAGAAGAAGAAACGATCGAACGATTCAACGCCGGCGGCGTCAAAACGTCAACGATCAGAACGAAACGAAAGAAGTTTATCAACCCTTCGACGACGGCAATAATCTTCGCCTTGAAGAACGTTGATCCGGCAAATTGGAACGATCAAAACGCAATTGATCTTTCCGGTGAAGAACAAATCTTCAAAATTGGGGATCAGATAATAAAATTCAAATAAATGACAAACGAAGAATTCTTTGAATACGTCAACGAATTGATCGAAGACAAAGGCGGAATCGAAGAAGCGATTCAATTTTGCGTCAAGAAGATTGATCAGTTGAACGAAGACTTTACTTTCAGCAACGGCGAAAATCTTGAAGGTGAAAACGTCGAATTCTTTGTTGACGTCCTTGAAGAATTATATTATCGAATCGGAATGAATTAAACACAACAAACAACAAACACAATGAACAACGTCACACTTTCAGACCTTGAAAAAGAACTTTTGATCGAACAACTTTTTTGTTGTTTGAAGACAAAAGCAAAGGTTGAACAATGGCTTCGCAACAAAGTTTCCGAAGTCGAATTTGAAATCTTGTCAAGAACTTTGTCCAGCGACGAAAGACAATCGCTTGCGGAATGGAACGAAACGCTTCAATTCTTTGTCAACAAGAAGCACGAATTCAACTTTCTTGAAAAGAAGTTCAAATGAAGATCGCGTTCGAACCGCACCCGAAACAACTTGAATTTATTGAAGCGACGCTTTCCGGGCGTTTCAATTATTTAATGTTTGGCGGTGCCGCCGGTGGCGGAAAGACTTTCGTATCAATGGCAATCTTAATCTTGCTTGCGCGGCTTTATCCGGGTTCAAGATCCTTTGTCGTCCGTGAATCATTGCCGCGATTGAAGAAGACGTCGATCAAGTCCTTCTTCAAAATTTGTCCGAAGGGATTCATTCGAAAATACAACCAACAAGACAAGATCGTTCAGTTCACGAACGGAAGCGAACTTCAATTCATTTCGGAAAACTTCGATTCAGATAAGGACTTGACACAATTCGACGGACTTGAAGCGAACTTCTTCTTGCTTGAAGAAGGACAAGAACTTCAACAAAAGACGTTCAACAAATGTATTCTTCGCGCCGGGCGAAATATTATTGATCCTATGCCGCCGAAACTGATCCTTGTCACTTGCAACCCTTCGCAGACTTGGACAAAGAAAGTCTTTCACACGCCATATATTGAAGGAAAACTTCCGGAAAAGTTCTTTTATTTGCGCGCGACAATGGCGGACAATCCAACGTTGCCGGCGGAATATCTCGAAAGCCTTGAAAATTTGGACGAAGTGACGCGCGCGATCTTCGTTCTTGGCGATTGGGACGTTGTGGACGTCGAACGTCCTTTCGCTTATTCATTCAACAAAATCAAAACGATCAAGCCGGACTTGAAGATCAATCCGAACGCCCCGATCATTTTGTCCTTTGACTTCAACGTTGATCCGATCACTTGTATTGCTGGACAATCATTCGACAACAAGATTCGGATCTTGAAGGAATTCAGACTTCGCAATTCGGATATTTTCGCCCTTTGCGCTGAAATCAAGAAAACGTTCGGCAATCAATTGTTCATTGTCACCGGTGACGCGTCCGGCGCGAATCGTTCAGCAATGACAAAGGGCGCTTTGAACTTTTACGTTATTATCAAAGAAGAACTTCAACTTCCGAAGTCGGCGTTCAAGGTTCCTTCGGTGAATCCTTCGATCAAGAATTCGCGCGTCCTTTTGAATTCGATTCTTGAAAAACACCCGAACTTCGAAATCGACGCGTCTTGTCAATTTCTGATTCACGACTTGCAGAACGTTGAAACAAGCGACGACGGCAATATTGACAAGAAAAAAGACGCGAATCTTACTCACTTGCTGGATTGTTTGCGTTACTACCTTTGGACGTTTCACAACGATTTCGTCAAATATTTGAAGCCTTGATCGCTGAAAGAAATTCGTATCTTTGAAGCAATCAAAATTTCAAACAATGCCGAAAAAACTTGATCGTTGCGTCGCCGCCGTTATTAAACAAGGAAAGTCCGAATCTTCGGCTTTTGCAATTTGCAACGCGTCGATCAACGCAACAAAGAAAGCAAATCCAAAAACGAAGAAAAAATGAAACTATTCAGACGACAACAACCGCCGCAATCCGTCAAACATTCAACCGGATCAATGATCCCTTTGAAACAAATCTTCACCGATTCGCGCGGCGTGAATTGGTACGAATACGAAAATCCTTTAACAATGCCGGCAAAGCGCGCAATCGCCGCCGAAGTTGCGACAAGATTCGCTTCAATGAACTTGACAAAAGAAACGTTGAAGCAACTGATCGAGCAAATGAAGCAACGCGCGAATTCGGGCAATATCGTTGAACTTTTTTCGATACTGAACGAAATCGAATTCCGTCTTGACTTCTTGGGCGAAGAATCAACCTTGATTGAACTTGCCGCTTGTTACTTCATTGAAGACGGCGAAGACGAAACGGAATTCAACGAAGTCACACGCAAGAACAAGATCGATCTTTTCAAATCAAATCCGGACTTGTTCAATTTTTTTGTTCAAAGGGCGTTCGAACTCACAATCAACTATTCGAATATATCCGAAACCGATATTTTAGATTATTTGAATCGAAACGCCCTTCACAACGAAAAACTTTTGCGCTTTATTCGGGAAACGAAGTCGGGAACTACATTGATGAAATAAATTATTTGAATCAAATCATTTGCGACAATAAAGTTTCCGAAATGAAAGCCCTTGAAAATCTGAACGTTGAAGAATATTATCAAACCTTATCAACTTACGTCCGGATCATTGAAGAAAAGAACGAAGCGCTTGAAGGCAACAACAACGACAAGTCGAATCAATCCCGGCGCAAAGTCGGATCCTAAAACTTCAAAAAATGGCAGTTAAAAACGTCTTATTCAAAATTCAAGCGGAAACCGCCGGACTTCGAAAAGAACTCGAAGCCGTCAAAGCGCAAATCGCCGGCGTTGGAAAAGCAACCGACGACACGACAAAAAAAGTTTCGCTTCTTCAAAAAACGCTTGCCGGTGCCGCCGCCGCTTTTGGTGGCGTTCAAGTTGCAGCCGCCGCAATTGATTTCGGAAAAGGCGCAATTCAAGCCGTCGCAAATTACGAATCGCTTGGAATTTCGTTTGAAACGTTTTTAGGATCCGCCGACAAAGCGAAACAAGTTCTTGCGGATCTTGAAAAGTTTTCAGTTGCAACCCCTTTCACGCCGGAACAAGTCAACAACGCCGGAAAGGCGCTTCTTGCTTTTGGTGAACCGGTTCAACAATTGCAATCAACGCTTCAAAAGATCGGTGACGTATCCAGCGCAACCGGAAAAGACTTCAATGAATTAGCCGTAATTTATGGAAAAGCACGCGTCGCCGGTACACTATACGCCGAAGATATAAATCAGTTAACGGAAGCCGGCGTTCCGATTATTCAAGAATTCGCGAAAGAATTGAAAGTTTCCGAAGATCAAGTCAAAAAACTTGGATCCGAAGGAAAGATTTCTTTCGACGTATTTGAACGCGCTTTCGGCAACCTTACCGAAGAAGGCGGACGCTTTTTCGGACTTACTGAAAAACTTTCACAATCAACCGCCGGAAGGATTTCGACGCTTGAAGGAAACTTCGAGCAATTGAAACGTTCGATCGGTGAAGGATTGCTTCCGGTTTTTGAATCATTGCTTGCCGGTGCGCAAGGTGCGATTGACGTATTCGCAGCGCTTCCGGGCTTCGTCCAGCAAAACGGACGATCGCTTCTTCTTCTTGCCGGTGCCGTTGCCTTTTACGTCGGGCAACAAAAACAAGCCGTTCAAGCCGAATTGATTTCAAACATACAAAAAGGAATTTCAGCCGTTCGCGACAAGGCGGCGGCAATTGCAACCGGGATCCGAACGGCGGCTTTGCGCGCGTCCACAATCGCGACAAACGTCTTCACCGGCGCAACAACCGCTTCGGCGGTGGCAACGCGTGCAGCAACGGCGGCGACAACAACCTTTTCAGCCGTTTTGAAATCGAATCCGATCGGATTGATCGCTTCGGCTTTATCCGTTGCGGCGGCGTTCTTCTTGGACTTTGGCGATTCAGTTGAAACCGCAACGCAAGAAGAAGACAATTTCATCACAACAAGCGAAGCGCTTGCAGCCGTCACCGAACAAACGAACGCGGAATTCGCAAAAGAAAAAGTCGAACTTGATCGATTGTTCGGCGCGCTTCGAAATACGAACGCCGGATCCAGCGAACGCGTTCAACTGATCAACGAAATAAATTCGAAGTACGGAACAACCTTGAAGAACTTGTCCGACGAAACGGCTTTCGTTTCACAACTTGACAAAGTTTACAAGCAACTTGCTGAATCAATCAAAGCGGCGGCAAGGGCGAAAGCCGTTGAAGGACAATTGATCGAATTGACGAAGCAACAAATCGAACTTGAAGACAAACTTCGCGCGGCACAAATCAAGGACGCGGCGCGCCAACTTGCGCAAGACAAATCTTTCGGCGACGAAAGAAAGAAGATTCTTGCCGGGTTCAATGAAGCCGAAATCAAAGCGATCGAAGATCAAGCGAAAGCGCTTCAAGAAAAGATCAAAGCGAACAACGCGGCGGACTATATGGGAAGCGCCGAAAAAATGAATTCGGATCTTTTAGGGCAAACTGAAATCGTCAAAGAAGCGATCGACGGAACAACAAAAGAAATTCAAGACAAATTAAACGCCACGAACGAAACGATCGACAAACTTTCACGGATTGGCGCCGAAGCAACCGCGAAGACTTCAAGTCTTTCAAAAGAAGAAGCAAAGGCGGCGGCAAAGTTGGCGGCGGATCGGATCAAACTTCTTCAAGATCTTACGCGCGAAATTCAGAAAGTTCAACTTGAAATCAACAAGCAACCGATTTCGTTTATTAACCCAAAGACCAAAGAAGAAGAAATCGCAAAACTTCGCGGATTGCTGGAAGCGCAAACGAATGAAATCGACGCCGAAATCGACAACCGCGTCAAAGAAGCAAAGAAAGAAGGAACTTTAACCGAAGCCGTTCAAAAGCAATTCGACGTTCTTCGCAAGAAGCAAAAGGAAAAAGCAACGAACGAAACGGAAAACGCGATCAAAGTAATTGAAGAAAAGGCGGCAAAGGATCGCGCGAAAACGTTGAACGATATAAACAACACGAACAACGCGATCACGCTTGAAAATATGGTTCAAAATACGCGTGAACTTGAAAAGGAAAGATCGAAGTTGTTGAAGGATCTTTCAGTTGCCAAAACGCCGGAACAAAAAAGTTCAATAAAAGATCAACTTGATCAGAACTTGAAGGATATTGAATCAAGTCTTCAAGACGAAAAACGCGTCCGGATCGCTGCAATTGAAGAACAACGTGACTTCGAACTTGGGCAAGAAGGACTTACCAAAGAAGAAAAGACCTTGATTCGACGCAACGCGGATCTTGAAATCTTGAAAACTGAACAAGACTTTGCGGATCGTTCCGTCAAGATTGCCGAAGACGAAAGCGAACGCAAGAAAAAGATTGCCGAAGACGAAAAACAAGCGATCATTCAAGGGATCTTTGAAGTTGCAAAAGCAACCCTTGACGCGGTGAACGCCGTAATTGCTGCACGAATTGCAGAAACGGAAGCCGCGATCAGTGGACAACAAAAGCGCGTTGACGCTGCAAAAGAAATCGCCGAAAAAGGAAACGCCGAAATTCTTCAAATCGAAGAAGAAAGACTTCGCAAACTGAACGAACAAAAAGCGCGTTTCGTCCGTCAACAACAAGCGCTTGCGGCGATCGAACTTGTCGCGAATTCTTCGGTTGCAATCGCGAAAGCGGCGGCGGAAGGTGGCGCGGCGGCACCCTTTACGATTGCGGCAACTTTGATCGCGCTTGCGGCTGGACTTGTTCAAGCAAGGGCGCAAGCAAGGGCGGCTTCTTCATTTGCGAAAGGTGGCTATACCGGCGACGGCGGAAAGTTCGAAGAAGCCGGCGTTGTTCACAAAGGCGAATTCGTTATCACGAAGGAAAAGACGCGTCAATTCAGACCTTTGCTTGAAGCAATTCACGCCGGAAGGGATCCGAAACTTGCTTCGAATATCAACGAAAAAATTGTTGTGATCAATAATTCATTGACGGACGCAAGACTTGATCGAATCGAAAAGGCGATCCGGGAACAAAAAGGCTTGTCCTTGTCAATCGACGAACGCGGAATCAATGGAATCGTTTCGCGCTTGCAATACAAAGATCAACGAATCAGAAACAAAACGAAATGAACTCACCGATCAAAATTGAAATCAACGGCGTCTTGATAACCGGACGAATCGACGGAACTGATACTTTCGAAACAACGATCCGCGAAAACGATCAAGACGGAACAATTTCGAAATCCTTTTCGTCTGAACTTACCTTTTACGACGACGGATATAATATTCTTAAAACAATCTTTTTAGACGATCCGAACGGCTTCGCAAATACGGCGCAAGTCAAAGTCTTTGACGATTGTTGTTTGAAAGAAGTTTTCAAGGGCGTTATTCGCGGCGATTCGATTGATTGGTGCGAACCGGATTGCTATATTTCGGCGAATATCGTTGAAGAAAAGCCCGAAGTCAATTGCTTGAAAAGCACAATCATTTGGGACGATCACAACGGCTTCTTGAACGCGCAACGTCCAGCAATCCGATATTGTATCGAACACCGCCCGGCGTTTATTCAATACGTTCTTGTTTGGCTTGCTTACCTTCTTAATGCCGTTTTGTTTTCGATTATGGTTCCGCTTCTTGTTGTTGTTGCGGTTATTGCCGGAATTGTTTATATTGTTTGTACGATTGCGTGCGCTTTACCCGGCACGAATTGCACTCAAAGCGATTGCAATGATTCGCAATTCACGAATCCGGTTGAAGCCGTTGAACAAATCCTTGAAGTCTTTCAAGAAGTTCGCGAATTCGCGATCCCTTGCGGAAAGTTTCACCCGACGCCGCTTCTTCGTGACTACATAAAAAACGTTTGCGACAAATGCGGATTGACGTTTCAAAGTTCAATCTTGAACGATCCGTCGTCGCCTTATTACAATACATTATTCTTTGCAGCGCAAGTTCACAAAGGGCGCAAACGAACCGAAACGAATTACCTTCCGATTTCTGAAAACTTGCCGGTTGAAACGCTTGAAAGTTTAATGAACAATATCTTGAAGCCAACGTTCAACGCGAACTTTTGGGTTGTTGGAAACGCTTTCATTTTTGAACGCAAGGACTATTTTCAAGGCGTTTCAACTTGGATCGACGCCGAACAACTTTACAACGAAGGGCGGATCATTGACAACAAGATTTGTTTCAGTTGGCAAGATCGCGAACGCTGGGCTTTTGGACGATTCGAATATCAACCGGACGCGCAAGACTATATCGGAAACGAAGCAAGTCCGCGTTTCAACGATATTGTTGACTTCAACGTTCCTTATTCGCCTTCGCAAGCCGGCGAACTGAACGTTCAATTGCCTTTGTCGCCGGCGCGATTCCGTGACGACAATATCGAACAAGACGTCTTTTCTTATTTCGCCGACGTTTTGGGCGGTATTGTTGACGCGTTGTTCGGTGGCGTTTTCAGTCAATCGAAAAGATATTTGTTGTTAAACAACGACACGGCTTTCAATTACAAGTTGTTGATTTGGGATCCGTCAAGCGGTTACACCGAAGCAAAGGTTCAAAACTATTATTCGGACGCTTTTTGCGGCGGTTCCGTTTCTTACGGACAAGGCTATATTTCAGAAGACGACCGATTCAATTATCCTTTTTGGTTCCGTGAAGGGTTCAATAACAACCTTTATTCTTTGTTTCATTATATCGACGATCCGCGCAATCCAGCAACAAAACAATTCGACTTCACTTTTCAATTTGAATTTGATTGCGACGAATTCGAATCGTTCGACTTTACGAAATCGGTTCGACTGATCAAAGGCGGATCGCCGGCTTTCGGGATCGTCAAAGAATTGAAAGTCGATTTCGCAAAAAGGATTATTTCAGTTTCCGGAATTGTTTAACTTTGTACAATGGCAAGAAAACTTGTAATTATTTCGGATCAGATCTTTCAAGATACTTACAATCCGGCAACGCCGAACAAAATTCTTTGCGATTGTTGCCAAAGATCAACGTTCACAATTCAGAACGTTCACAATACAAACTTGAAGTTGCTTGATATTATAGGCGCAACCGGTGCCGGCGTGAACTATACTTCAACGCTTATCAGTGTGAACGGCGACATTCCGCCGAATTTCGGATATTGGATCGCGCCCGGTGAAACCTTATCTTTTGAAGTTGCAATTTGTGCCGAAGGACTTTCGGACGGATACGTCAAATTCGACTTTGTAACGGCTGAACACGGCAACGAAGGCAATTATTATATCCCTTTGCAATGCGTTGATCCTTTTACAATTGTAACGCCGCAACCGATCGACTTCGGTGAAGTTCTTTTCGGAACTTCTTCAACGATTGGGGTTAATATGGTGAACAATACAATCGGTTTTATCAATTGGAAAGTTGACGCCGGTTTTTGTAACGCTTCGGAATTTACTTTTTCAGATATTGACGGAATCATTCCGTTCGGATCTTCGGTTCCAATTTCAATAACTTGGACGCCTTCGTCGCAAGATCAAATTCTTGATTGCGACTTTCTTTTCGGTTGGTGCGGAAAAGATCCGGCAAATATCAGAACTCACGTTCAAGGACTTGCAAAGCAAGACGTTTCTTGTCTTGCTTGTACGGACGTCGTAATCGGAACCGAAAACGGACTTCTTCGCGATATTGACAAACTTTGCGGATCGCTGGATCTTGTCACTTCAACAATCGCAGACAAGAAGTTGATGAAGTTTTCTTTTGTTTATCCGAATACATTGACGAACGGCGTTCAAATTTGGTTCAATCCGATCTTGTTCGCTTTTGTTTGTGACTTTTCTTCGGTTCTTGCGCCGCCTTCGGTGGCTTATTACATTGAATACGATTCTTCAATGATCGACGGCGTTCAAATCGCAATGCCTTTGATCGGTGCCGGGATCAATGCCTTGAATCAAAAGAACTTTGAAGCCTTCTTCACCCCAACAAACGCCGCCGCCGGTGAATTTGAAATTCAATTCAACTTCTTTTTGATTTCTGATTTCGAATCTTTAATCAATGCGACAACCTTTGTCAACAATATCAAATTCAAACGCAATATTTCAAGCGGCTTGACTGATTGGGCAAACGTTTTGCCGTCCGTCTATAATTCGAACAAGAAACTTTGTTCAATGTTTTATTTGAAAGATCCGAACGTTCTTGTTGACGAAATGCCGTTCGAATGTATTGAAACGAATTCAATCAAGTTTTCGGCGCGTTGGTATAATAAAGGGCTTTACAACGGATCAAGCGAATTCAATTCGCCTTCGTTTCAATTTACGCGATCAGTTGGTTCAGTTACAAACTTTTCAACGATTGAAAAAACGGCGGTAAGTTTTGAAATCACAATTCCGTCAATTTACGGCGGCGCTTCCGGGATCATTCTTCAAATGTTTGACGAAACGCAATTCGACAATTCGATTGACTTCTTGACAAATTACGATTCAAGCCGCGCGCAAATTTTGAACGTTGGCGGCGTTGGCGTGATCGATAATCATTTGAATTCACCTTCGACTTTTGCAAACGTTGCGCCGAACGTTTGGCGCGTGACTTGCTTCGTCGGAACAACAATCAATCCTTCTTCAACTTACCGGATTGCGGCGGTTGTTTATGGCAACGATACGATCACGGCAAACACGTTTCTTTCTGATCCTATTTCGGTGACTGAACTTCCGGATCTTGATTGCGGTTGCACCCCAAAAGTGACAAGTGAATTCGATCAGTTGTTTCAATCACAAACGACGGATTGTTTGCAGCCAGCACCAAAGGAAAGAATTCAACACCGATTAACGCTTGAAGCCGGCGATTTCAAGACTTGCCTTGATAATTGGGGATTGATAACGCCGGGCGTTGTTTGGCGTGATTTCTTGAAGCGAATCACTTTAACAATTTACAAGCGATCAAACGCTTTTCCGTCGGCAACTCAAACGACTTTCTTTGTCGATTCGATTCATATTTCGAACCGCGTTGCAGGCTTTCCGGGCGGTTGGCAAAACTTGAACGATCTGATCGTTGAAGACGACGGAACGACACTTTTGAAAACTCACTTTTTGACGCGCGTTCGTTGGGATCAATCGCCTTTCACCGGACAAGTTTTGATTGCACCGACGGCGCAATATTTGAATCGAACAAACGCCGGCGCTTTGTCGCCGACTTACATTTCAACGAACAACGTCAACAATTCTTGGATCGAAGAAGACGTTTTTTTTGAATATCGTTTTGAATTTGACTTGTCTTCAATATTCGGATCCGGGTTCACTTGGAATATTGTTCAAGCCTTCAAAGTCAACGCAATCGATTTCGAAAACGACAATTCCGGATTTGATTCAATCTTGACCGGCGTTCGAATTGAAGGGCTTTCAATTACTTCGGGCGTTTATCAAGATATTAACGAAACTTTTTGTCCGGACGACTTTTCTTCAATCCGCGTGACTTACGCTTCACTTGAAGAAGGTGACTTTGTTTTCTTCTTGGAAAAAGCGCCGTTCGGCTTGCCTTACATTCAAGAAGCCGAAATCAACGCTTCGCCTTTTGGAATTCCTTTGTTGTCAATTCCGGGCGTTACTTATCAAGATTCAGTCTTCGACGGATCTTTGACGGCAATGATTGAATTCGATCCTTCGGTTCTTTCCGGCGCTTCGGAAGTTCGCCTTTGCGGCTACATTTCAACGCCGCCGGCGGTTCTTGTTTGTGAATATTTTCAAACGATTGTTTGTCAAGGCGGTTCAAATTTAACTTGCGCAAGTTTAGGCGGCGGAAACTTTTCTTTGACGGCAAACAACGCCGGGAACGGAAGATATAGAAACGTCGTTATTTCTGATTCTTCTTTGGGCTTGCCTATTGTTGGATCAAGTTACGTTCTTGAATATTCTTGCAGTACGCCACTAACAAAGCCGCTTCATTTTTGGGCTGGGGCGAACGGCGGCTTTTTTGTTCCGGGATCACGTCCTTCGGACGGAATTATTCCGATAGGCGCAACAAGTGGAACAATTCCTTTTGTTTGGGGCGGAACAAATACCGCCGGATATATTTATTTTCAATTAGCCTACACCGGTACAAATTACACCGGAGTAATAACAATGAAAATCGGAACGGCGGCTTGTCCTTAAATTTATTAAATTTGTGCAATGGCTGAACTTTTCAATTCATATCAAACCGGAAACGCGATCTTTTGCGATATAACGCCGGAATGTATCTTTCCAGAACCGAATTCAAGGGTTCTTTGTTCAGACTTGAAAATCCTTTGCGGCGGATCGGACGATTGTTCGTTCGCGATCGTCAACAATGGCTTGATCCTTTGTGATTGTTCGGATTCTTGGAATTGCAATCTTTGCGCGAATGATTCCGCCTTTTGGATTCCTTTTGAATCCGATGACACGTTTGACTTTCAGTTTCAACAACCCTATCAAATCAAAGACAACGCGAAGTTTTACGGCTGGACTTATCCGGGATTGCAAGCGCCGCTTGACGAAGGCTTTTGTTCTTTTGAAATTTATTCTTGTTGTAAAGACGAAGCGATTCGCGTTTCAGACGAAGAAACGTTTGATTCTTTGTTTTTGGACGCTTACGTCGGAACTTACACAACAAGCGATTATTCGGGCGCCGAATCGACAAATTCGATTCAGCAAATCCGTTTTGATCTTGACGCAATCGCGAATCTTGTCTTGCAACAAACCGGCGACAATTGCTTTTATTTCAAATTTTGCTTTGCAACAAGCGCCGTTCCTTTGCCTTACGCTTTCAATCGCGATCAAGTTGTTTGTTTTTGTTCTGAACCTTTTAAGGCTATTCAGTGCAGCAATGGCAAGAAGTCGATTCTTGTCGAATCAATTTACCCTTCAAAAGATTGTTTCGGGCTTTATTACGGAACAAATTCTTCGGCTTATTGGGGCGCGCCGTTTCAATATTCAAACGCGATCCGGGTTCCGGGTTCTTTTGAACAAGACAACTTTGATCTTCAAAAACAAGTCGTTAACACTTCACTAAAAACAACCGCTTCGCAAATTTGCGAAAATTGGACGCTTCGAAGCCAGCACGCGCCGCAAAGATTTGTCAAGTTGCTTGTCACTATCTTCGCCGGGCGCGACGTTTATATCGGTGGCAAAGAATATCAAGTTCAAGGCGAAATTTCAAAGAACAATGAAATCGGTTCACATTGGTTTATTGAAGCCAAAGCCGAACGTTGTAATTGTTCACAATCACTAAATTGCAAATGATCACAATCGAAGAAATCAACGGCTTGATCGCCGACAAAAAATTCAAACCGAAGCACTTCGACAAGTGGGTTGAAGTCCGCGAAAAAATGTTTGTTCACACGCGCGGAACTGATCCGGGCGAAATCTTGACAAAGCGCCGTCCGAATGAAGATCCGGACGTTCAAAAATATCGTCTTGCAATTTACGAACCGATCACAAAGGGATCAATGACAAGGGCGATCGATAAACTTTTCCGGATCTTTCAAAACGCGAACTTTTCGATTCAAGTTTCCGACGAACTTTCCGTTTATCTGAATGAAAAGAAGTTCGACAATCAATTCTTTTATTCATACATTCAAAAGTTTATTGTTCCGCGAATGATCGAAGATCCGAACGCTTGGCTTGTTTGGATCCCAAAGGGCGAAGGGTTGATTGATCCGACGCAAAAAGTTGAAGTTGAACCGGTTTTAATAGATTCCGACGAAATCAAATTCTTGTCAAAAGACGCGATTTCTTGGGAAGACGAAGACGCGAAATCTTGGATCACAAAGAACGGAAAGCAAGTTCAAGAAGGCGACGTTTATTTGACTTTAACGCGCGAAGGCTTTTATCGTCACACGCAATACGGCAACGATCGCGATCGAAAGTTCGCAGTTGAATTGATATATCTTCACGAAATCGGATCGATTCCGGGTTGTGTTTTAGGCGGCGATCAAACACACGAAAAATATTTCGATTCATATTTCAGCGCGTTTGTTCCTTTTGCAAACGAAGCGATTCGTCAATATAGCGATTGGCAAGGCGTAATGACAACAAGCGCTTTTCCTTATCGCGAAGAAGTCGCGGAAACTTGCGACGCGCCCGGTTGCCGTGAAGGAATTGTTTTCAATACCGAAAGCGAAGAATCCGAATCTTGCAAAAAATGTAAAGGAACCGGACGCGTTGTTTCGCGTTCACCTTACGGCGTTTTTTTACGCGAAAAAGGAAGCGCCGCTTTTGGAACTGATCAATCGTCCAGCGATCCGCTTGTTCGATTCATTTCGCCCGACGTTGGCGTGATTGAATATTCGGGCAAGGCTTGGGAAACGTTATTGAAGAAAGCCGAAGAAGCGCTTCACTTAAACACAATCGACGAAGCGCAATCCGGAACGGCGAAAGAAATTGATCGCGAAGATTCGTTCGCCCAATTGACAAAAATTTCGAACAATCTTTTTGACGAAATCATTTTCAAATCTTTGATCTTTATTGAAAAATATCGGAACGTTTCAGATCCAAAGGATCCGACAATTGTGAAACCGATTTCGTTTTCAATGAAGACCGAATCCGATTTGATTGACGAAGTTTCAAAGTTGACCGATAAGAACGCGCCGGTTGCTTTTCTTGTTGAAGCGACGAAGGATCTTGCGAAGAAGCGCTTTTCCGGCAACAAAGCAACTTCAAGAATCGTTGAAGTTCTTGTTTCTTACGATCCGATATATCACTTGAAGGCGTCCGACAAAGCCGCACTTGTTGCAGCCGGAACAATCAAGAAAGAAGATCTTTTGAAATCCCTTTTTTCTTACAAGACCTTAATGAAATTGATCGCAGAAAACGGAACCGAATTTCTTGAACAAAATTTGAACGATATTTTCGCGGCGCTGGATCAAGCAATGATTCCGATATTTGAATCAAATATCCCGAAGCAAGTGATCGATCTTTCCGGCGGACAAGAATTCGGAATCAATCAAGAAGTTCTTGCCAAAGAAGCCGAAGCAAAGGCGAACTTGAAAGGATCCGTCGGGGGCGTTCAAGGGATCCTTCAACTTCAACAATCAGTCGCAGCCGGAACAACGGACTTCGAAAGCGCCGTCGCTTTGCTTGTTGAAATTTACGGATTTGACGAAGCGAAAGCGCGTCGAATTCTTGGAACGCCAAAGGCGGCACCGGGCGGAATTGCTTAAATTTGACGAATGGCAAAAGACGAATTCGGCTTTGACGACGCCGTGATCAAGATATTGACAAAGAAGGAAAACGCAATTGTCGAAGCCGACAAGGACTTGTTGAATTCTTTGACACCGATCGAAGACAAGATCTTCGAAGCGGTTCGTCGTCAAGTTTCCAAAATGAACAAGGACGGAAACAATCTTATTTTTGACGACAAGAACGTTGACTTGCTGAACGAAGTCGATCAAATCATTGTCAATCAATTGAAGGCTTATTCACCGCCTATTAAAGCCTATTTAAGGAACTTTCAAACAATCAAGCAATTCAATTTTGACGTTCAAAAATCCGTGAACGATCTTTCACAAAATGAACTTGAAGATCTGATCAATCCGATTCAAAAAGCGATCACACAACAAACGATCGACGGCTTGACCGGATCCGGCGTCAATACTTCATTCATTGAACCGGTGAAACAAGGGATATTCAAAAATATTGTTGCAGGATCCACAATCACGGATCTTGAAAGCGCGCTTCGAACTTGGATCACAACGACGCAAGCCGGCAATTCGCTTCTTCGTCGATATGTTACGCAAGTTTCGCGCGACGCGTTGAATCAGTTCGACGGACAAGTCAATTCGAAGATCGCGCAAGAATATGAACTTGACGCGTTCAGATACGTCGGATCCTTGATCGACGATTCGCGCGCGCAATGTATCCGGTGGAGTGGAAAAGGCGTTGTCTTGAAAGAAGAACTTGAAAAAGAAATTTCTTGGGCAATAAGCAACGGAACCGGAATGATTCCGGGAACCAACAAAGAAACCTTCGCGACTTATCGCGGCGGCTATAATTGCAGACATTCCGCAATACCTTTCAAAATGACACCTTCAATGAAGAAGAAGTTCTTGAAGGAACAAGAAGGACAAGCGACGCAAGAAGCAAAGCCGGAACAATCGCAAGTCTTCAAGCCGCGCGCAGAACAAGAAATCAAAGATCTTTATACTTACAAATCCAGCAAGACGCCGAAGGATCTTGAAAATCTTCAAGGCTTGCCGCAAGTTCTTTTTGATCTTTCCGACAACGGAACCTTTGAACGCGGAACTGATCGAGTAAAAGCGGACGGCGCGTTCTATTCGCCAAGTTCGAAAAAGGTTGTTGTCGGAACCGGATCAAGATATTCTTCAAATGAAAATCTTTTAAGGGTTGTTGTTCACGAATACGGACACCGATTGCACCTTGAAAGACGTTTGTTCGGACACAATATCGACTTCAATCAATACTTTTCAGAACAAGCCTTTTTGAATTCAAAAAAACTTGTTTCAGATCGTTTGAAAAATGATTCAGATTTCAAAACAAGATTTCAAAACTTGAATGACTTTTATCAAAAGGCATATCAAAAATACGACAAGCAAATTCCGAAAAAGTATATCGACGAATTAGTCGGCGCCTATCTTGACACAATCGAAGCCTTGACCGGTGCAAAATACGGCTACGGACACGGCAAAAAATATCAAACACAAAATCGCGGCTCAATGGCTCGAATGGAATTCTTCGCGCACGCTTCTGAAAATTACTTTCTTGACAATCCGATCTTTCGCGACGAATTCCCGGAATTGTTCGACTTAATGAATGAATATTATTTCGAACACGTTGTCAAAGAATTTTTGCCTTCAAAACTTTTGAAATAATATGAAAGAATTCTTTGAACTTTTGAAAAGATACAACGAAACGTTTGTTTCGTCCGAATCGCCGCTTTCGTTTTTGGCGGTTGTTGATTCAACAACAATGATCAACTTAATGAACAAAGCGCTTGCCGTTGGCGAAGAACTTGTTTTCGAATACGCTGAACAAGACGGCGAAACAAATCCGGACAATCTGATCGTCAAGATTGACGACGAAATTGTCTTCGGTTAATTTACTATATTTGCACAAATACAAATTCAAAACACAATGAACAAAATTCGCGTCGTAAATGTAAAGACCGGAAGGATTTCGGAAATTACGGAAAACACTTTGAAACAATTGAAAGCCGGCGGACTTTTCAAAAACTATGAAATTGTCACGGACAACTTAAAAATTGAATTGCCTTCAGCCCCTTCACCGATTCCGGCGAACGTTGTTGTTGAAGAAGAAATTCCAACAATGCCGGAACCCGAACAATCAATCGAAGAAGCGCCGGCAACCGGTGACTTTTTGGATATTGAAGGCGAAGGATCCAGCGAAGAAGACGCGCCCAAAAAATCAAAATCTAAAAAATAACAACAATGAAACACGCGGAACAATTCTTGAAAAAGATCGGATTGTCGAAAGATATTCTTGAAAAATTAAATTCAGAAGAAGAAGTGAATATTGACGAATTGACGTCAAGTTTCAAGTCTTCAATGAAAGAAGTTTTTTCCAACGATCCGGACTTCATTCAACCGATTAAAGACGAAGTTCGCGGAACTGAACTTTCAAAAATCGAACACCGGATCAAGAAAACTTTCGGGCTTTCAAGTGAAGATCTGAAAGACAAAAAATTTGACGAAATCATTTCGACGGCTTACGAAAAAGCGAAGTCAACAAGCGCCGAAGGTGCAAGCGAACTTCAAAACAAGTTGATCGAATTGACCAAAGAAAACAAGCGATTGATTGAAGAAGTTATTCCGGCAAAAGAAGCCGAAGCAACAAACACAATCAAGACTTTCAAAAAGGATTCAGCGCTTCGAAACGTATTGTCGAAAAAATCTTTGATTGTTTCGCCGGAAGTTGTATTGCCGGCGGTTCAAAGTTTCTTATCTTCGCAATATGAAATCGACGTCACCGATTCCGGCGAACTCGAAGTCAAGACGAAAAACGGCTTGAAACCTTTGAATTCAGACGGAACGAAGGCTTTGACTTTCGAAGAATTGCTTGACAATCATTTAACTTCGTTGAATGTAATTAAGCAAAGCAACGGCGGAACGCCGGGAACCGGTACACCAAAGCCGGCACCGACAAACGCCGGCACCGGAAGCCCAACGGCAAACGAACAAAAGTTCAACTTGCCCGGACTTCAAAAAGCGCAAGCGAATATTGAACAACTTCAATCAATGAAGACGTTCGGTAAAGATTAAAAAAAACGGCGCGGCGGCGCTTCAAACGCAATCAACCGGGTTCGCGCAACCAAAAGCGCAAATTCGGGCTTTTCATTCAAAAGCCTTTCTTCGAACGCAATTGCTGCACGAAAAGAAGGGCTTTTTTATTGATCAGATCCGAAACAAATCAATTCAAAATCAACTTAAAAAAAAAAATTAAAAAATGGCTACTTTTACACAAGGGCTTTGCTCTAAACTACAAGCGGATCTTGTCAACGTTGCTGGACAAAACGCCCCATCTTTGAAGCGCGATCGCGTCGGCTATCTTGACGCCTTAATGAGCGCAGAAAATCGCGCCGGCGTTGAAATGATTCCGGTTCCAACGAACGGAAAATATCGCGCCGTTCAAGTGAATTATCACGTTCGCGGCACCGAAAGCGAAGTGAACTTAACTTGTTCAAACGATTGCACGACTTCGGTTGAAAGAACACCACTTGAAAAAATTGTTGAAATTGATCGTTGTATCGAAACAAAAGGACTTCTTTTTCAAGAAGACGAAATGCGCAAACTTTGCGAAGGTGATCAAGTTTGGGTTTCTTCGGTTATTATGTCGCAAATGAACGCCGTTAACGTTGCTTTGAATAAGCAATTGTTGGGATTGCAAGCCTTAAATTTCGGTGACTTTGCAGACGGAACAACTCAAAAATCCGTGAAATTGTTTGAAGACACTTCAAACGCAAGCCGCGCAATTGCAACGGCTCAAATTCGTCACGAATACGACAAAGTGGGCGGAAGCGGTGCGCCTATGATGATCGGCGGCGGAAACTTGGATTTGTTCGCGAAAGTGAATCAAATCGCTTGTTGTAACGCTGCAACCGGAACGGATCTTTCGCGTTGGGTTGATTATCAATATTACAACGATCGCTTCGTTGAAGGTGCAATCGGTGCCGGTGAATTTATCGTTCTTGCGCCCGGCGCGGTTCAGTTGGTGACTTGGAATAAGTACGTCGGCGAATATGCAAAGCGCAACGATATGTTCGAACACGGAACAATTACGGATCCTTTCACCGGGTTGACTTATGACTTAAAAGTTCATTACGACGATTGCGCCGACGCTTGGAAAATCAAACTTCAACTTCATTGGAATTTGTTCTTCATTCCGAACGACGCGTTCGCTGCTGGGGATCCAAACAACGGCGTAAATTACACGTTCAACTTCAAGGATTGTTCAACGATCGTCGGTTGCGCGTAATTATTGAAATGAACCCGGCGGCGATTGTTTCCGGGTTCATTTCACAATAAAAAGAAGTTTAATCAAAAAAAATTAAGAAAAGCGATGGTAATAACTCGAATGGAAACGTACGCAAAAAATAACAGCAAAGCTAAAT